TCTGAAGATGGAGCGAAGCTATCAAGTAAATTATATCAAGAATTACAAAGCGAGGGCATAGCATGAATGAACTAGATTTAAGCAATACACAGGCGCTTATTTTTACCGTGATTTTGATTAGCTTTCTAATTTACCTAAACCATCGAGACCGCAAAAAGAGCGCCCAACTGGAGCGAGAAAACAAGAAACTGGGAGAAAGACCTAGTGAGAGTTTAAGCCCTGACTATGGGCGATATATCCAACTTGCAGGTATCAATAAACAAGGAGCGATTAAATGACTTGTGAAGTAAATTTATATACTGATTTTAAAGAGAAGCTAGATAAGTCCAGCTTAACTAAAGAGACTTTTATAAATTTGTATATAGGTAATATAAAAAATCTATCAACAATTTTAGGAATATTAGATAATCAACTTTCGGATAAAGAGATAAGATATAAGGTTCTTAAAACTATTGAGATGATCATAAAGGATCAGGAAGATATTTTACATAGGGCAATAAAAGGGCAAATGATATTTCATAAACCAGCCTAGAAAACGAGGAATAGAATGAATTTTACACTGAAAGGGGTGGAAGGATATGTTTAGTTTGAGTAAAGAAAGCGAACACGATTTAACCAATAGAATAAGCACAGTAGTAGAAAACTATCTAGCAGTCCGAGAAAGACCTAAACCACGACTAACTGGTTTAATGTCAGCACAGGAAGCCATGGACGAGTTAGATATAAAATACAAAACCTTGCAAAAGTGGGAAGGTGCAGGACTAAGACGTTACCAACCACCACTAGAAGATACTAGAAAAGTCTATTACAAAGTTACGGATATTTTGAAGTTTCTGGGGGTAGATGATGGCAAAGACTAAAATATATTTTTGGTTAAAAGTTGACAAGAAGTTTTTTGATAATCTTTTTATTAAACGACTTAAAAATATGCCTGGTGGCTACACTATGACAGTGATTTATATCCGTCTTATGTTGGAAAGTTTAGAAGATGATTGTATTTTGTACTATGAAGGATATTTTGATAGTTTGGTACAGGAATTAGCTTTAAAACTGGATGTTTCTGAAGATGATATAAATATGACAGTTGCATATTTTACAAGATGTGGACTGATTCAGATTGATGATGATGGCCATGCTACATTATCGCAAGCAAAAGCCATGGTTGAGAGTGAAACAAACTGGGCAAAATACAAGCGAGCACAAAGAAAAAATAGTCAAGATTTACCAAAATTGGAGAATGTCCAAAATAAAAAGACTATTTCCAACTCATGTCCAACAGAGATAGAGAAAGAGAATAGAGTTAATAGTAAGAGTAATAATTTATATTTAGATAATATATTGTCGGGAAATCCCGACTTCACTTTTCCTACTTGGCTTGAAGAAACAGCTATAAAAGATTTAGAGAAAACAAAACATAAAGAACTTTGGATTCCTATTGTTTATCTGAATCAAGTAGCTAATAAAAGGTATAAGTTTGTTGATAAGACAAAAAGACTTTTACTAGCACGATTCAAAGAAGGCTATACACTTGAAGATTTTAAACAGGTGATAGATATTAAAACGGCAGAATGGAAGGATAGTCCTGAATTTTCTAAATATCTGAGACCAGAAACACTTTTCGGATCTAAGTTTGACGGTTATTTGAATCAAAAGCCTAAAACCATAAAAGGGAGGTCAGAAGACAACTTCCCAGACCTACCATTTTAGGAGTTGCAAAGATGAAGGAACAATTTAAAGAATTTAATAATAGAAAAATATCGGATAAAGTTTGCGATATTCACCAGGTAAATTATTGGGAAATTTCTGTACCAGTGTTAGGGAATTCAGAAAGAAAAGTACAAGCATTTTGTCCGGAGTGCGTGAAGGGAGAGATTAAACAGAAAGAGAAAGACCTATTGCAGCAGTTCGAGGACAGGCAAGCTTACTTTAAAACTTATGATGTCTTAATGCGTGATAGTACGATTCCTAACGAGTTGAAAGGAGCGACATTTGATAATTTCTTTGTTAAGACGACAGAGGAGCGTCAGATGTTAGAGTTTGTAAAGGGGCAAGCCCAAAAGTACCTTGCAGGTATGACAGGAAATACTTTAATCAGCGGTAGCACAGGAATAGGAAAAAGTCATTTATCTCTTGCCCTGGCCAAAGAAATCAATGAGAGCTTCAGAGAGAAGAACGAGCCTAAGAGTGTCTTGTTTGTCAGCTTAACCGAGATTATCAAGCAGATAAAAGAAGGCTGGGCTTATGGCAGAAATGCAAACTTAACAGAGTATGAGGCGGTTAAAAAGCTTGTTGATGTAGATTTTCTAATCATCGATGACCTGGGGGCAAAAAATGGGACAATCTCTCCTAAGAGCGATTGGGAACAGGATTTCTTGTTTGATATTATCAATAATCGAGAAACTACGATTTTCAACACGAACCTAGATAGTAGTGAACTGCGGACGGTATACAATGCTAGAAATTCAAGTAGAATTTTGAAAGGTTTAGAAGGGAACACTTTCAAGGCTTTTACGATCAAAGATAAGAGATACACTATAAATACAGTGAGGGGAGAATTTCAATGAATGATGATAAAATGCGATTTGCAACAGAAAAAGGCTTTGTTGTCTATGAAAAATGTGGTATAATAGAGATAGAAAAAGTTCCAAGTTTTGGAGAAGTTACTTTATTCTATTCAGATGGGAAGTTTACCCATCTAGTCAAAAAAGAAACTAAAAAATAAGTCTATTGAGAACGACTCAGGGACATACCGTAAGCATATAATGCTAGTGGTATGTCCCTTTTTGTTTGCATAGAAAGGGGGTGAGGGAGATGTCAGGAGATACTTCTTTAGGGTATGTAGTAGCCAATAAGTTTTCTATGGATCCAGATAAAAGACAGAAAATCTTTTCTCGGTGTAAAAAAGAAGGTGATAGCTTAGAACAACGGAAACAAGAAATACTAGAAAAATATGCTAACAAACAAGACAAATCAAAATCTAGAAAAAATGATTCTAAAGGCTCGGAGAGTCATAAAAGAAAAGCTAAGAGCTAAGAATTTTAGAAAAAATTATAAACAAAAATCAGATATTAAAAGATGAAGGAGGGGAAATGAGTCTAACGAGTGATCTAGCAAATGAAATTGCTAAAACTTTGGAAGCTTATTCTGAAGAAGTTGAAGAACAGATAGATTTAATTGCTGAAGAGGTTACAAATGAAGCAGTGAATGAATTGAAACAAACAAGTCCTAAAAGATATGGGAAATATGCGAAAAATTGGCGCTTTAAGAAAAATTCGAAAGGTTCTTTTGTAATCTATAATGCAGATCCAACATATAGATTAACTCATTTATTAGAACATGGACATTTATTAAGAAATGGGGGACGCAGCAAAGCAATTCCTCACATAAAACCAGTAGAGGAAAAAATAAAAGAGAAATTTGAACAAAGAATAAAAAATATAGGTAAATAATCTTGTAAGATAAAGGAGCAAAAAATGACAACTAACTTAGCTAAACAAAAAGAAAATTTAGAAGCTTATATCCGAAGTACAGGTTATAACACTAGAGGGATGAACGTAGAAAATAATCATGTACTCATTGAAAAACCAATCCTTGATAGTTATGAAGATGAACATCAACGTAAAGAGCTGGTTGATCTAGTAAATGTTATTGAGACTCGTACCCGTGGTGGGAAGTATGAAGTAACTGACTTTGAATCTGATTCATTACAAGAAGTTAGCGAAAATTCGGTTGAGAGAACAGAAGCAGATAAAAAGAAAACTATCAGCGTTGATTACTTAGTTAAATTATTCAGTGGAAAACTTGATTTTTCACAGGAACAATTAGATGATGGCCAATATAATTTAACGGATTTTCTTGGTAAGAAGATTATTAAATTAAAACGTAGAACACGAAATAGAGAGATTGGGAAAATTCTCCAAACTGCGAAAGTGCAGACTGCTACAAGTATGGACGACTTGAAATCTATTGTTTCTTTAATCAATCCAGAGCGCAATGTATCTATGGTTGTTAGTCAATCACTATTTAGTGTCTTAGAAAAAATGAAAGACACTTCAGGAAATTATCTTCTTAAAGTTGATAAAGAGACAGGGACAAGTGAAACATTCTTTGTAGATAACTTTTTAATTGTAGATGATACAACATTAGGGAATAAAGGTGACAAAAAAGGCTTTATCGGAGATCTAGAAAACTTTGTTACTTTGTTTGATCGAAAGAAAGATACACTTAGTTGGGTGAATACGAATGACTATTTTGGGAAACGGTTGATTTTACATACCCGATTTGATGTAAAAAAAGTTGAAGAAGATTGTGGTTACTTTATTCAATGGAACTAGGAGAAAGAAATGGATATTAATCAAGTATTTGAAACACTGGATGATCTAGATAATAAAAAAAGTAAGATTAATTCAGCACGAGAACAGTTAAGCGAAAAAAGGAAAAGCCTGTTAGGCAATCAAGCAGTTTCATTTGAGAACATAGATTCTTTTTTGTCAAATAACTTGGAATCTTTAGAGCAACTGGAAAAGATGGAAAAAGCTATTAATGGCCTTCAGGAAAAATTTGATAGTGATTTTTCAGAAGCTAATGCAGTCATCTTTGAATACATTTTTAAAGAAACTAAGCAACGGATGGAAACTAAGAAGATCTATAAACAATACCGAAAGAAACTTAGACGAATTCTGGACGCATATGATGAAATTCAAGAACTAAAGAAGGATGTGGAAGAAATCCATACAGGTGTAGTCAGAGAAATAAGTCAGAAACATTCTCTATTGCTATATCGAACAGAAGTAAGTCCGCTTACTGTTTTACCATTCTTAAACCCTGATTCTAGCGGGTGGATGAATTTTTCTAAGGAATATCGGGACATTAAAGAGTATTTAGAAAAATAGGGAACAAATTAAGTAAGGCTAGTGATATATGGCTGAAACAGAAGAGATATCGCTAGTCCTACTTTTATGCTTTACTAAGTTTCACATAACAAAGTAAGCATAAACTGAAAAGAAGTAATAGCTTGAAAGCAAGGTATATCAGGGGTTTACAGAATGGAGTGAGTTTCACAGAATGTAAGATATGAGAAACTGAGGGGATAAATTAAAGAAATTTCCCTTGAACTTGTCATACTGAAGAGTTGTCAAACTTAAAACAATGATACCTGGTAAGTGGAGTGTTGGAAGTCTTTTAGCGCTTTTTGTCAGTTTGACAGAATTTACAATTTGACAAATTGCAAGATAAAAAAATTTTTAAATTTAAGTGGAGGTACTTGCCTATGTACGAGTTGAGTAACAGAGACCTGGACGGGATAGATATTGAGTTAGGACGATATAGAACGCTTGCTAATAAAATTTATTTGAGAAGACAGGAACTAATACATAATAAGAAACATAGCGCTGAAGATTGTACTGGTGGGAAAGGCAAGACAGTATATAGTCCTACTGAAGCAACCATCATTAGAATTGAAGAAGACCAAACGCTAAGATATTTAGAAGGCTTTAAACTAGTTGTAGATACCTTGATGGAAAACTTAATTGAAAGTGATCTAGTCATTTTTAAAATGAGATATTTAGAAGCTGGTGCGACTTGGGAAGACGTGGCAGAGAAACTAAATAAAACTACTCGTTATATAAATAGCCGTAGAAAGGTAATCGCTAAAAGATTTGTTGAGTTGAAAGGATATTGACTCCCCCCACCTTTTAAAAAATCTTTCTGGCCAGTAGGGTACCGGTGAAGGGAACTTTTTCCAAGTCGGAGATCTCCAGACAAAAAGGGGGTAAAAACTTGTTGGATTATAAGATAACGCCTAACTTTTTGATATCGTTTATATTGAGTTATGAGATATGTGTTTTGAAGCCTAACTTTAATTTGAAAATAATTCAAAAACAGAACTGTATATCTCTAATAAATTTTAAGAAAAAAGAAAAATCTCAAATAAATAGCGAAAAATGCGAACATATAATTGACATGTGTTGATAAATATAATAGAATATGTTTGATACGTTATGTACCCCAAACGGTTCATATTGTATCAGAATGTTAAAAATAGGAGGCATTCTTTGGAAGGATACCATGGAACAAGGCCCTCTTCAGTAAAAAGTATTTTAAAAACAAAGTCCTTTACAGTTTCTCAATTTATAATTGGGAAAGATTTCAACATACAATCCAATCAAAGTTTACCAAATGATTTGGGGCAAGGTCTGTATTTGTTTATCGATGATGAAGTTGCAGGATATAGTGGTTTAGAGAGTGCAAAAAATTACGCACGGATTTATAGATCTAATTCAAACAAAATAGGCGTAATAAGTTTTGAAGTTGATTCGCGAAAATTAAAAGTCTTAGACCTAAGTGAACCTGAGTCGAAAAAATTTTTTAACTTATATAAACAACAGACTTATAATCAAATAAAATGTATGTTGGATAGGTTTAAGCAGAACCGTTCCTTTAAAAGATTTAATCTTGACGGTATATTTTTAGAACATATTCTACAATATCATCCTTTCTTTAAAAAGATGAATGCTGTTACATATGAGAGTTATGTTCCCACGGTTCCTGAATATCCAAGACCACTATCTGGTGTTGAAAATTCAAGAGAATTTTGTTTAAGAGATATGAATTTAATTGACTGGACGAAAACAAAGGAGGTATATCATGGATTTTGAAAAATTTGTTTTAGATGAGTCAATTCTCGATACAGATGCTTGGCTTCCTAAGGAAGCTCTAGAAGCAATTGTTCAAGCTATACTACGCCAAGAAAAAATGGAGCTTAACAGTCTGATGGAATGCAATCCACAGTATTTCACAGAAAGTTCATTAGAAAACGTTAGAGCTGAGTCTCGCAGTTTTGTAGGGTATGTAGGGAATGGTAAGAGTAATAATAGCACTTATGAAGTGCAAGTGAAGGATATGGCAGCGTAATGGCAATTATTTCATTTGAAAAATATGTAGTTGATAAGTCAGTTTATCATAACAATCCTGAATTTGAAAATAACAGAGAAGACGGGAAATTACTTGTTCCAATCAGATTTTCTGCAGAAATTGGAATTGATAAAGAAGTAGAAAAATCATATGTTATCATTAACGTAAATTTAGGGGAATCAACAGATCCTGACGAGATACCTAATATCCCATTTATATGTGAAGTATCTATTAGAGGGTTATATAGTTATTCCTCTTCTGATTTTGAAAACGAAGAAGAATTAAAACAAGTTTTAGGAAGTAATGCTGTAGCTATACTTTATCCGTATGTACGTACATATATTTCTACTTTAACTAATCTTTCAAATCAATTTCCAGCATATACTCTGCCTGTAATGAATTTTGCTGAAACAATTAAGGAAAATGATTTGATTACATATATTGGATTTGATTAATTATGTGTAAAAAAGATAGGTATTAACTAATATCTATCTTTTTGTATAGTTAAAAATAATGTTATATAGTGCTAGTTTCTCAACTGCTAAACTTATAAATGATACAACTTTTTAGCTTTTTGTGAATATTTTAAGAACTTTTAATGATTTATAAGAACATCTATTCAGTTGTGTTCTTTGAGAAATCACCAAACTACCTTTTTAATTGTAAAAGCGAAAATACATTACTTTGGGATGGTTTAATACTAAGATAAAAAGAGGAAGGTATCCATGAAAATTAATAAAGTTGTCGGTCAAAATAGACTTGAAAACTATTTAATTCTGTACTTAGATCCAGAATTAGATAAGGGACTTAATGGAAATATTATCTGTCGAAAAGTCAGGCTAAAAGGTTTTGAATACGAAACTGTTCCTTCCTTTGATTCTAAGTATATGATCGCTTTTGAAAGTGATTCTGACGAGAATTATATTGGTGAAATAATTGAATATGAATAAGATGTGAAATTGAGTTAAGGGTGATAAAATAGTTTCCTATTAAAAAGGCATAAAAAAAGCACTTTTAATTAGTGCTAGTTTCTTGCCTGCTGAACTCGTTTAAAAAGTAGAGTTTTATGTTCAGTAATTTGTGGAGTAAGGAAGAAACTCCAAAACATTCAAACGAAAAACGAAAACTCCCAAACGCCCTATTATCAAGTATTAAGAAGTAATAAAGCTACTTGCTGAACACTTAAAAAAGCGATACAACAAAATGCTTTAATTTTAAGAAATATCTTACAGAAAGCCTACAACAGTGGGCTTTTTGCTTTGTCTTAAAATGTTGATTTCTGGGTTTGCTTAGAGATTTGTTAGTAAGGTTATTTGTGTATCTAAGTCTATCTATTCCAAGAATGACGCGATGTTGATGATATAAATCTGGTATGATATAATATTTTGGCCCCCTCAATTTAATGAAGGGAGGTGTTGCCGATGTTAGAAATTATCATCACAATTTTTCTAGCACCCTTAGTAGTCAATATTTTGACAACCTTGTTTGAGAAATGGCTTAACTCACGCAAGAAATAACCTTTAAGGGGCAATAAGCCAAAAAAACCTCAACGCGGGAACGTTGGGGCTTTTTGTTGCCTTGTTAGACAATTATCATCACTATAAATCCATTCTAACACACCCCCTCCGATTTTTCAAGCTTTTGTTTTGATATTTCCTCAGAGTGTGTTTGTGGTTTGAGTCCGCTCAACTGAAATTAGAACACGCGCTTCTAGCCTCCATTCTACAGCAAAGAAATCAACTCTTTTCTAGGGGATTTCCGCCCTCATTTTTATCTTTTGTGCTAAAATAGACTTATAAATTGAAAATAAGGAATGTTTATGAAATCGGGTAATGGTTTTTGGAAAGGCTGTCTCTATTTTTGGGGCTTCTTGTTCTTACTGGGCCTTTTGGTTCAATATGCTCTTCCACTTGCGGCTTGTGTCCTACTGGGTTATGGTGGTTATCGTCTCTATAAACGTTGGCGCTATCCTCTTTTGCAGGATCGTTCTCTCGATGATCGGATTGAGATGTTAAAAGCTCGGATTCGCCAGGCGGACAAAGATATTCAGAAACTAGAGGGAACTTTAGTAGAAAAAGGCTCAGATTCCTATAAGAGTTTGGCCAATCAAGTATTAATCGAACTGCGGGAAATCCATCAGGAGGCGGATCGTCTCAAGTCCTATATTGATGATGATGTCTATAACCGTATTGATAAAAAGGTTCGTACAGTACGGGCAAACATCGATGTTCAGCTAGAACGTTTGGATAGAGAAAGTCAGGTAGATTTTGAAAATGCGGAGCCAGAGGAACTAGCTCCAGAATTGTCCCAGACCTTGGCCAATATTGCCATTGATCATCAGGCCATTTTAGACAAGATTGCTACCTCTGCTGAGGGTGATAAGGAAGAATTGACGGCCATTCATAGTTTGAAGATGGAGAAATTCCAAACGATTTTAGAAGGCTATTTAAAGATTAAAGCCAATCCTAAAAACTATAATCGAGCAGAAGAACGCTTGCAACAAGCTAAAGCAGCCATCGAACAATTTGATCTTGAGCTGGACCAAGTTTTGAGAGAACTCAATGAAACAGATATGCGTGATTTTGATATCAGTCTGCGTATTCTAGAAAAAGATCGTAAAGAATAGGTTAGAAATAAAGGAGTAACCATGACAGAATTTAATTTTGATATTGATCAGATTGCCAATAATACGGTAGCTAAGGTGGATAAAACAACCCAAATCATCGAGACCAATACTGGCTCAGACAAGACCTTGACCTTCCTTGAAAAGTTGAGCCCTGAGCAGCAAGAAGGAATCAAGGCGCACGTGCCCCAGTTAGTAGACCAGTTTGTCACCAATCAAAATGCTCTTTTGGATTTTGGCCAATCTGCTGTAGAAGGTGTGAATAATACGGTCAATCGTATCTTGTCAGAACAAAAGAAACTGCAGATTCCCCAAGTGGATGATCTACTCAAGAACACCAACCGTGAGTTGCAAGGCTTTGTAGTCAAATACAAGAACGCTGAAATTGCTGAGTTAGAAGAAAAGCCAAATTTTTTGCAACGATTGTTTAACAAGAGTAAAAATACGCTACAGGAATTTTACTTTGATTCAAAAACAGTGGAGCAAAAGCTCGATGGTATGGCTGCCGCAGTGGTCAAGCAAGAAGATGTGCTAGCTCGAAATATCGTCTCAGCTGAGATGTTGATTGAGGATAATACCAAATCCATTGAAAATCTAGTGGGAGTGATTTCCTTTATCGAAGCCAGCCAGACAGAAGCTGGCAAGCGCGCTGCCGAACTAAAGGCCCAAGTTGACCAACTCGATACAAGTACGGTAGAATACCAAACCAAATCACAAGAATTAGCCCGTATGGCAGAAGTGGTCAATACCCTCGAACAACAGCACACTGAGTATGTCAGCCGTCTCTATGTTGCCTGGGCAACAACACCTCAGATGCGCAATCTTGTGAAGGTGTCATCTGATATGCGCCAAAAATTGGGAATGCTTCGTCGTAATACGATTCCAACAATGAAGCTTTCGATTGCCCAACTTGGTATTTTGCAACAATCAATGAAATCAGGTGTCGTGGCAGATGCCATTGTCAATGCCAATAATGCTGCCCTTCAGATGCTAGCTGAAACCAGCAAGGAAGTGATTCCGCAGATGGAAAGAGTTGCCCAAAGCCCGACAGTCGCTGTCGAATCGGTTACCAAACTGGCTGAAAGTCTGGTCGCTCAAAACCAAGGTATCGTCGCAGCAATTGAATTGGGACGCCAGAAACGTGCCCAACTAGAAACAACCATTGTCAAGTCCGCAGAAATGATCAACGATTCTGTCAAACTACGCGATGAGAAAATCGTCCAAGCCCTTCTAGACCAAGGCAAGGCCGCCCAGAAAGAAGTACAAGAATAATACACAAGTCCCCTGTAATGTAGATTTGCAAGGGATTTTGGATTTTTCTATATATCCGAACCTCTAATTTATTTCAAAAAAAATATAGTCACTCGAATGATTTTCCTTGCAATATAGTGAAATTGACAAAAAGAAAAAAACGCTTGGAACAGCGTTTTTCTTCTGTATTGATTCGTATTGAATGCTTACTTAACCTCTGTAAACACAACGTGTTTGCGAAGTTTTGGTGAGTATTTCTTCAATTGAAGACGGTCTGGAGTGTTACGTT